GGTGAAATCAAAGTGGGGCGAACAACAATCAATAAGCTACTCATCAAAGAAAAACTGGCTGTCGAATACACCGGCCAAAATAAAAAAGAAATAGCGGCTGCACAGGAAGCTAACCGTCAAGCACTAATAAAAGAAGGTAAACTAACAGCTACGGGCATACCGCCTGTTAGCGAATACGAGGATAGATTGTAGTGGATGTCATAACCGTAGACTTTGAGACCTATTACTCAAAAACGTTCTCGCTAACTAAACTAACTACAGAACAGTACATTCGTAGTCCTGAGTTTGAAATCATTGGTGTGAGTGTAAAAGTAAATGATGGCGAGACAGTATGGTTGAGTGGAGCATTCAGCGACCTGAAGAGGTACTTACATGACAACTATAACTGGGAAGAGTGTGCTGTACTTGCTCATAACACTTTGTTTGACGGCGCTATTCTTAGTTGGTTGCTTGATATTCACCCTCGTTTATACCTTGATACTCTTTGCATGGCGCGTGCAATACACGGTGTTGATGCCGGTGCGTCACTTAAAAGACTCTCAGAGATGTACGATGTCGGAGAGAAAGGAGACGAAGTAATTCATGCGCTGGACAAACGCCGCGAAGATTTCAGCGATGCCGAATTAGAACGGTATGGGGATTACTGCATCCAAGATGTAGAACTAACTTATAAGTTGTTCAATATATTTATGCGTAAGCGCAATTTCCCGGCCAGCGAACTTAAAGTTATAGATATGACTTTGCGTATGTTTGTAGACCCTGTGCTTGAGTTAGACATGAACAAACTGCAAGATCATCTTGATAATCTAAAAATACAAAAGGATCGCCTACTGGAAGAGTGTGGGATTGAGAAGGACGAACTAATGTCCAACCCTAAGTTTGCTAAGGCGTTGGAATCACTAGGTGTTATCCCTCCAACCAAAACAAGTTTGCGTACAGGTAAAGAGACGTTTGCTTTTGCTAAAAGCGATGAAGCATTCAAGGCTCTCCAAGAACACGAAGACCCAAAGGTGCAAGCGTTAGTGGCAGCTCGCATAGGACTTAAGAGTACGCTAGAGGAAACACGTACAGAAAGGTTTATTGATATCGCACTGCGCGGCGCATTACCTGTACCGATTAAATACTACGCAGCACACACTGGTAGATGGGGCGGCCAAGATAAGATCAACCTACAGAACCTACCAAGTCGGGGTCAGAACGCTAAAGTTTTGAAGTCGTGTATCGTAGCACCGGAAGGATACACACTAGTTGAATCCGACTCGGCTCAGATAGAGGCACGAGTACTTGCATGGTTAGCCGGTCAGGATGATCTGGTCGAGGCTTTTGAGAAGGGGGAAGATGTATACAAGAAGATGGCAGCGGCTATCTATGGTGTGCCTGAATCCGAAGTTACTGCCCACCAACGCTTCATCGGTAAGACTACGATTCTCGGAGCCGGATATGGAATGGGGGCAGTAAGATTCCGTGACCAACTTAAGACGTTCGGGGTTGACGTAGAAGCGGCGGAAGCAGAACGTATTGTACGTATCTACAGGGACACGAACGACTCAATTACTACCTTGTGGAAACAGGCCCAGACTGCACTGATGCGCATCTACCAAGGCTACGCCGCAGAACTCGGACGTAAGGGGGTGCTTGAAGTGGTGCCAAATCTCAACGCTATTCAACTCCCATCGGGGTTGATGATGTACTACAACGAGTTAAAAGCTGACGAGACAGAGAAAGGTGTTCAGTTTTCGTACAAGACTAGACGGGGTTGGACTAAGATTTACGGCGGTAAAGTTATAGAAAACGTGTGTCAGGGAATAGCACGTTGTGTGATGTCCGAACAGATGTTAATGATATCTAAGCGGTACCCTATTTTGCTAACGGTACACGATTCTGTGGTATGCTGTGTCAGAGACACGGAGGTAGAGGAAGCTGCTATCTACGTGGAATCCTGCATGCGTTACACACCGGAGTGGGCGAACGGCCTTCCCGTGCGTGGTGACGTGGAGATCGGCAAAAACTACGGAGAGTGTACCGAGTGGATACCAAACCAGCGTGGTCGTTCAGTAGCATAAAGACGTTTGATCAGTGCCCGAAGAAGTATTACCACACGAAGGTAGTAAAAGATTACGAGGAGAACTTTGAAACCGAAGCTATACTTTACGGAAACGAGTTTCACAAGGCCGCAGAAGATTACGTCGGCGGTGTAGTTAAAGAGTTAGACCCTCGATTTGATTATGCCTTGGCTGCACTAGATAAGCTGATAGGTATGAAAGGTGAGAAGCTCTGCGAGTACAGGATGGGGCTTACTCAAAAACTTGAACCGTGTGATTTCTTTGCCAAAGATGTGTGGTTTAGAGGTGTAGCCGATCTATTAATAGTTGACGAAAAAACCGGCGTTGCTACAGTAATAGATTACAAAACCGGTAAGTCTGCTAAGTATGCAGACAAAGGACAACTAGAGCTAATGGCTCTTGCTGTCTTCAGACATTTCCCTGATATAAAGAAGGTGAAGTGTGGTTTGTTATTCGTGGTGTGTAACGCTTTTATTAAAGAAGTGTACACCACAGAGAACCAAACAGATTTGTGGCGAAAGTGGTTAACTGCCTACGCAACGCTAGAAAAAGCGTATGACAAAGATGTTTGGAACCCTAGACCCACAGGACTCTGCAAAGCACACTGTGTTGTAACTGAATGTCCACACAACGGGAGGAGATGATGCTAAAAAGAACTAAAGAAGAAACTTTGGAAAGAGTTAGGTTGTTTACGGACTCTAAACTAATTGCGGAAGAGGTCGCGGCTGTCGCTGATGAGCTACAAGATTCTGAATCGGAATACCCGTATTGGCTGAAGGAAGCAGAAGTTACTATTCTTGGACTACATGATTTAGTTATGGAGATGTACAAGTTGCTCAAGACAGAAGACTTGGAGAAACAAGATGCCATACAAGAATAAACCTAGACCCTATAAGAAAGAGTGGGAGCAGCAACAGGAACGTAATGAGAAGAAGGAACGTGCTATACGCGCACGGGCCAGACGCAAAGTAGACAAGGAAGGCGTAGACAAAAACAAGAACGGCAAAGCTGACAAACGTGAAGGTAAAGATATTAGCCACAACAAAGCTCTAAGTAAGGGCGGTACAAACAAAGACGGCTACAAGATAGAAACTAAGAGCAAGAACCGCTCTCGCAATTACAAGAAAAAGAAAACAAAGAAAGCTAAGTAACAACTCCAAGGAGGAGTGATGCAGATTGTCGATAACAGAGGCTTGCTTCTGCGGGTTCGTAATCCCGAAAAAATTACTGCGGCAATACCAAAAAGCAAACAACTTAACGCAAATGACGTTATTGTTAACTGGGGTGTAGATGAATCCCGTGTTCTAAAAAACTTAAATGTCAGGGATGTGCCATCCCCCATACTGGGCAAGTATAAGTGGACAGGCAAGTACCAGCCTTTCGATCATCAGAAAACAACTTCCTCTTTCTTAACCTTAAATAACCGGGCGTTTTGCTTTAACGAACAAGGGACGGGTAAGACCGGCTCCGCTATCTGGGCTTCCGACTTCCTGATGAACGAGGGACTAATCAACCGTGTCCTAATTATCTGCCCTATATCTATTATGGATTCGGCGTGGCGGGCTGACCTATTTAAGTTTGCTATGCACCGCACAGTAGATATAGCACACGGCCCTAAAAAGAAACGACAGGAGATAATTAACGGGGAAGCAGAGTACATCATTATCAATTATGACGGCGTGGAGATAGTTAAAGACGATATCGAAGCGGGTGGATTCGATCTGATTATTGTGGACGAGGCTACGCACTACAAGAACTCACAGTCTAAACGCTGGAAAGTGCTGAACTCTATATTAAAACCACAAACATGGTTGTGGATGATGACCGGAACACCAGCCGCGCAGTCTCCCGTAGATGCGTACGGACTAGCCAAACTTATTAACCCAAAGAACGTACCTAAGTTTTTTGGGGCTTTCAGAGATATGGTGATGTTCAAAGCCACGCAGTTTAAGTGGTTACCTAAACCTAATGCTGTAGATACAGTATTCAACGCCCTCCAACCGGCTATTCGATTCACCAAAGACGAATGCCTAGACCTACCCGACATGACCTACGTAAAACGTGAGGTCGAACTAACCGCACAACAGAAAAAATACTACAAGATACTCAAAGATAAACTTATGGCGACAGCCGCAGGGGAACAAATATCTGCTGCAAACGCCGCAGTAGCTATGAACAAACTCCTACAGATATCTTGCGGGGCTGTGTACACCGACACTGGAGAGACGGTGGAGTTTGACATTAAGAATCGGTACAAGGTTCTACGTGAAGTGATCGACGAGTCTAGCCAGAAGGTTCTTATCTTTGTACCGTTCAAGCACGTTATTGACGTACTGGCTGAGAAGCTAAAAGCTGATGGTATAACAAACGAGATTATAAGAGGTGATGTAAGTGCCTCCAAGCGCACTGAGATATTTGCCAGATTCCAAGATGACCCAGACCCCAGAGTCCTGATAATCCAACCGCAAGCGGCTGCACATGGTGTAACGCTAACTGCGGCAAACACGATTGTATGGTGGGGGCCAACATCTTCTTTGGAAACTTACGCACAGGCCAACGCCCGTGTCCATCGAACGGGTCAGAAACATCCTTGTACAGTAGTGCAACTAGAAGGCTCAAGGGTAGAGAAACGTATCTACAAGATGCTAGACGAGCGGATAAACATCCATTCACAAATAATAGATTTATATCAAAATATGCTTGAACTATAAAAATAACTAGACTAAACTGCACCAAACCAAGAAGAACCATGCTAAACTTAATCTGATATGTGGAGATGTCGTGATGAGTAATGAGGTGAAACCCGACTTAGATCGGTTGGTCTCGGTCTATATAAAGATAAGAGACAAGAAGTTAGAGCTACAAGCCGCTCTAAAAGAACAAGAAGAAGAGCTTGTACTGAAGATGAAAGCCATAGAAATCAAACTCTTGGAGCACTGTAAAGATAACGGTGTCGAATCTGTCCGTACAGAGAACGGTACGTTCTATCGGTCTACCAAATCTAAATACTGGACTTCTGATTGGGAAGCGATGGGTAAATTTATCCTTGAAAATGAAGTGCCAGAACTGCTTGAGAAAAGAATCCATCAGGGGAATATGAAGCAATTCCTTGAGGACAACCCCGAAAAGCTCCCACAGGGGTTAAATTGTGA